GAGCGCGAAGCACATCCTGAAGATGCACAAGCGGTTCTACGACGGGTTGCCCAAGGAGTTCCGCCGCCCACTCTCCGTCAACACGACGACGGACATGGTGCTTGCCGACACGGGGGCCACGCTCATGGCCGCGTCGTCGGGCGGCGACGGTGGGTTGCGGTCGTTCACGGCGACGGGCTGCCACATCAGCGAGTTCGCCTTCACGCCCGACGCGGACGAACTGAAGGCCACGGCCATCGCCGCCCTCAACGGGAATCAGTTGGTCATCGAGAGCACCGCCAACTACTACGGTGACCCGCTGCACCGCGAGATCCAGTTGTGGGACGCGGAGCTGGTCGCGTGGAACTTCTTGTTCTTCCCGTGGACGCGGCACGCGGAGTACACCACCACGCCGCCCGACGACTTTGCGGTCGACCCACGCAGCGAACTGACCCCAGGTCAGCAGTACTGGCAGGCGGTCATGGTCGGCAAGTTGGGCGAGACGAAGTTCCGGCGTGAGTACCCGCTGTCCGTGGACGATGCGTACACGCAGACCGACGGTGCGTGGATAGGGCAGTCCCTCCTCAACCACCTGAACGTGGTCAAACTCGACGTCGCCGGCGGGCAGTTGGCGAAGGTCGACCCGCGCGACCGGTACGCCATCGGTGTGGACGTCGGTGCCGGGACGGGCGGCGACAACTCCGCCGTGGTGGTCATTAGCGCGACGACATACCAGGTCGTTGACGTGAGGCGTAGCAACAGCCAGACCCCTACGGAATGGTCGGAGGTCGTCGCCGATGCCAGCCGCAAGTGGAACAACGCGAAGGTCCTGGTCGAGAGCAACGGCACGTGGGGCGGTGTCCTACTGGCGGAACTGAAGCACCTGGGCATCCCGCTGTGGAAGGACGGCGACGGGAAGGACTGGGTGACGAACGCGAGCACCAAGCCCAAGATGCTGGAGGGCGTCAAGGACGGAATCTCCCGTGGCACCCTCACCACGCTCGACACGTTCACGGTGTCCGAGTTGCGGTCGTTCAAGGTCAACGACCGTGGCGAGCCGTTCTGCCCCCGCAACGGCATCCACCACGGCGACACGGTGATCGCGCTGGGCCTGGCCATCCAGTGCATCCAGCACGTCCACGTACCGGACAAGCCGTACCTCCCGGACTGGGTCGTCGCACGCAAGGTGGACGAGGCCCGCAAGAAGGGTGCTCACCGAGAGCTCCGAAGGTACTAAACTACTCCCATCGGAGGGCACATGGCCCGCACTGAGAAGAACAGGATCGACTTCATCCGCGCCGCCCTGCAGTCCCACACGGACTACTGGGACACCGAACGCCCCCGTATGCGGCGTTTCCGCAACGCCTATCTGACCAAGTTCTACGAGGACGTGGACGTCGTGGCGGACTCGTCCATCCGTGTCGAGACGGCCGACGCCTACGCCGCCATCGAGTCCATGATGGGGAGCCTGTTCACCAAGTATCCGAGCGTCGAGGTCAAGGCCGACCTCACGGGCAAGGGGGACGACGTCCTGGTGCGGGAACTGACGAACAACTGGCTGTCCGACGGGCGTCAGCAGTTCGAGAACGACGCCCGCATGGCCCTCATCTACACGCACTCGTTCCTCAAGTTGGCACCGAGGGAGAGCAACACGCTGCTCGGGAAGGTCGCCATGCGCGCCGTCCCCCCGTGGCAGGTCATCCTCGACCGCGACGCCGCCGCGTGGGAGGACAGTCGGTTCATCGGCCACGTCTACTACATCAGCATCGACGAGGCGACGGAGAAGTTCGGCAACAAGAAGCTGGTCGGTGCCCCTCAGAAGGACTACTTCACCGACTATGAGCGCAACACCGACCGTTCGTACCGTTCCTACGGCGACAGCCCCGACCTCCCGAACGAGTACCTCTACATCGAGATCGTCGAGATGTACGACTTCGTGAACAGGGAACTCCTGTTCTGGTCCAACCACTACAAGAACGGGTCGGAACTCCTGTCGCGCGACAGCATCCCCGTCACGACCTACGACGGCCGACTCCTGTCCAACCTCGTGCCGTTCTACTTCGCCCGTCGCCCCGACCGTCCGATGGAGGGGTACGCGGCGATGGCCCGCATCTACGACCAGGTGTTCGAGAAGAACATCCTCCGCACGTTCTGGGCCAACGCCGTCCGACGGGACAGCCGCCAGTTCATCTACAAGGAGGGGGCACTCGACCCGGAGGCACTCGCGAAGATCACGTCGGGCGTCGACGGTGCGATGATCCCCGTGGACGGGGACACGCTGAATGGGCTCCTCGACGTGGTGCCGAACGTCCCCATCAGCAGCAACCACGCGGCGTACCTGAACTACGTCGAACAGGACATGCAGAAGGGGAGCCTCACCGCCGGGTTCACCCGTGGCGAGGCGAGCAAGGCGACGGCCACCGAGGTCACCGCCCTCATGCAGTACACGGCAAGTGAACTCGGGAAGATGGCCCGCGACCGCGACGGTGCCATCGAGCAGGTCGCCAACCTCTACGTCCGTATGCTCATCCCCCTCGTCGACGACAGCGAGCAGGTGGTCGTCGCCACGACGGAGGGTGCGAAGGTCGTGTCCGAGACGAAGTTGGACGCTGACTGGACGTTCTACGCCACGGACGGTGGCACCACCCCGCTGACGGACATGGTGCGGAAGCAGCAACTCCTGCAACTCCTCCCGGCCCTGACCGCCCTGGGTGTCCCGACGGACGCCATCCGTGACGAGGTCGTCCGCCTGTACGGGTTGCCCGTCACGTTCAACGAGACGTCAGCACCCGAGCGGGCGTCCGTCCCCGGCACCGAACCGACCACGGGTCCGACCGCCGAGGCCACCACGTCCGACGTCATCGGGGGCGCGTAGCCGATGCCGCTCTACGACGCCGTGTGCAGCGACCACGGAAAGTTTGAGGCACTCGCCAAGCCGTCCGCGCCCATCCCGTGTCCGCGGTGCGGGTCGGAGTCCCGTCGGCTCATCGGCCTACCGGCCAGGACCGCCACGCTGTGGGGCACGGACTGGCGTGCAGGCCTTGGCGGGTCGGGGTTCTACTCCGCATCCGTGGGCGGCCACGTCACGGACAAGCGCGCCGAGGAGTCCATCATGCGGTCGCGCGGGTTCGTGAACGAGAAGGACCTGGGCGGCGATGCGTTTTACGAACGGCAGATGTCCCGCATCCACGACGACCGCAAGGCCGCCGACGACGTTGCACGGACGTACACGGACAACCTCAAGCGGTTCGACGGCGACAAGGTGCGCGCCGTCACCGAGACCTTCCCGGCCCATTCCATGTTGGAACAGGCACACGCCCACGACCAAGCAAAGGAGTCCGCATGACCCCCGATGAGAAGTCCGACCTCGACAAGATGCGCGCCACGGCCATGACCCGTCAGGGTGAGGTCGAGGAGACCGAGGACGAGATGTACGCGGAGGCCAGCCCCAAGGGTCGGTTCACCGCCAAGGGCACGACCGCGCTGGTCGAGGCCGCGAACCGCCTTCTGCCCCTGTTCGGCATCGAGGAGAAGTACGACAAGTTCGGTGCGGCCACGACCCTGCCGCCCGAGTTCGTTCGACTGCTCACGATGTTCTCCAAGGCCATCGCGGATGCGGTGGATGCGGGCATCCTCCCCGAGGATGCGGTGGTCGACCTCAAGGTGGTCACCGACGACGCAGGACTGCAGGGCCTCGCGGGTCGCATGAACATGGTCGCCAAGTCCCCCGGCTTCAAGAAGTTCCTTCTCCGCAAGATCACCGAGCGCGGTGCCGAGGAGATGGGCGAGGGCGAGTACACCGAGTCCCCCGAGGGCGAGGGCGAGGTGGATACCGACACGCTGTTCGCCTCCCGCATGGCCTGACCATGCGCGGAAATACGGATGTAGATATGAACGGATGAACAACTGAACAGATGTTACGCCGTGGTGGGCCGACAACCCACCACGGCCAACCACCCCCAACGAGGTTTCACGACATGCCAACCGACACGCCAGACACCGCCGACACCCAGGTGGTAGAAGCACCGGTCACCGACAACGGACCCACCGATGCCACCGACGAGGTCGAGGACATCAACCTGGACGAACTCACCGGGTC